GACGGCATCGAGGTCACCGACACCGCGTCACAGAACGCCGCCTGACCCGCCCGTCACCCAATTTCCCGCATAGCTCGGCGCATCGGAAGCCGACGTTCAGCGGATATGGGACGAGACGCAGGCCAAACTCAGGGCCAAGACAGACGGCGTGTAAGCCAGAGCGTTAGGGGCAGCACACAGCCAGTAAGCGCCTAACAGGTCACCAAGGCGCAGAGAGCGTACAGAGCTAGGATTTGCAGGGGGTAGAGATGGCGCGGCTGAAAAACGAGATGTGGGAGAAATTTGCTAATGCGATGGCCCGCGGCGTTAACCAGACGAACAGCGCGTTGGAGGCCGGATACAGCGACGTGTCAGCCCATGTGAGAGGCTGCGAACTCGCCAAGAAGCCGGACATCAGGGCTCGGATTGAAGAGCTTCAGAGGAAGGCAGAGAAGGCAACCGTTGCCGCTCTGGCCGTTGACCGTCAATGGGTTCTTCGGGAGTTGGTGGCGAACGCAGAGGCAGCAAGGACGGCCAAGAACCAGAACGCAGTGAACCGGGCACTGGAGCTTGTCGGCAAAGAGTTGGGCATGTTCGTTGATCGCAAGATGGACGTGAAGTCACCTCTCGACACGCTGAACGCGCCGCAACTTCAGGCGTTTATGGAGTTCCTGACGACGCTGACCGAGCCGTCTGGCATCACCATTCCGGCTCCGGAAGCCATGCAGGAAATGCAATCCCATCAGCCTGCGGTTGATCTTGTCCATTCCGAGACGGCGAACGCACAACCAGTTTAGCTAAGCCATTGATGCGAAACGAACTCGCATTTTCCATAATGGTGCTTACGAATTACTTGATTTCCGTGTGAAATGGTCAGGGGGAGAAGGGAAAAGACCCCCCCCCCGGCCCTAGGCCCCCGCCGGGGGCGGTCTGTCAAAGGCAGTACCCGCCCTCAGAATTTCCGGATTGGAGCCCCTAACCCCATGTCCTCCCCCTCCCTGCGTGCCGTCCTGGCCTTCACGGCCGACAACCTCCGTTGCGCCCTACAGAACGCGCCTGCATCCACCGTCTGCCTGACCGCTGATGACCTAGCGTCCATCTCTCACGGCAAGGCTGTGTCGCTGTCGATCCCCGATCCGCTGCACCTGGGATGCTCCATCCGTCTGTGCCTCGTCCCGCCGGCCGCGCCAAGCCTGCCGCCCTCTGTCCCGTACATGTTCGGCCCCGATGCCGCCCGCGCAATGGGCGGGGAGTAACCGCTATGGCCCGCCCCTCCAACTTCACCCCCAAGGCTTCCCTCCCCGCTGAGCTACAAGGCGCCATCACTCCGGAGGTTGCGGACGCCCTGAAGAAGGAGGCCGCCCGGCTGCTGAACGAGCGGACTTTGGACCTGTACCGCCCCTACACGAAACAGCTTGCCTTTCATACCGCGGGCAAGTCCTTCCGCGAGCGGTTGCTGATGGCCGGCAACCAGCTAGGCAAGACGTGGAGTGCCGGCGCTGAGTGCGCCATGCACCTGACGGGCGAGTATCCCGAGTGGTGGCCCGGTCGACGCTTTGACAAGCCCATTGCCATGTGGGCTGGCGGCGTGACAAGCGAAGCCGTCCGGGACACTGTGCAGCGGGTGCTCATGGGGCGCTTTGGGCAGTTCGGAACTGGCATGATCCCCAAGCGTGCCATTGTCGAGACCAGTTCAGCCCGCGGCATTGCGGAAGCCCTCGATACGGTGACGGTAAATCACAAGAGCGGCGGCCAATCGCTTCTTGGCTTCAAGTCATACGAGAAGGGCCGTGAGAAGTGGCAGGGCGAAACCCTTGATATCGTGTGGTTTGACGAAGAGCCTCCACTTGAGATTTATATGGAGGGATTGACGCGAACTAATGCGACCAATGGGTTTGCGATGATGACATTTACCCCTCTATTGGGAATGTCTGAAGTCGTCCAGCTTTTTTATCCAAATCCAACGTCGGCCGGGCGCCACATTACAAACATGACTATCTCCGACGCGGAGCACTACACGGAGGAGCGTCGTCAGGAGATTATCGCCAGTTACCCCATTCACGAACGAGATGCCCGCATCAAGGGCATTCCGATGTTGGGTAGCGGCCGGGTCTTCCCCTTGCCCGAGACGGCAATCACGGTTGAGCCGTTCGCCATTCCGCCGCACTGGCCGCAGATCGGCGGCCTGGACTTCGGGTGGGACCATCCCACGGCTGCCGTCAAACTCGCGTGGGACCGAGAGACGGACGTTGTCTATGTCATCGCCACGCACAGGCAGAGTGAGGCGACGCCCGCGGCCGTTGCTCAGACCCTCCGTCCGTGGGGTGACTGGCTCCCGTGGGCATGGCCGCATGACGGTCTTCAGCACGACAGGTCATCAGGGCAGACAGTGGCTGACCTGTACCGAAACGAACGCCTCCAGATGCTGGAGGAACGCGCGATGTTCGAAGATGGCGGCTCTGGCGTTGAGGCTGGCATCCTCGAAATGCTACAGCGTATGCAGGCGGGGCGTCTGAAAGTGTTCGCCCATCTCGGGGATTGGTTTGAAGAGTTTCGCGTGTACCATCGCAAGGATGGGAAAATCGTGAAGGTCGCAGATGACTTGATGTCTGCCACTCGATACGCGCTCATGTGCCTGCGCTTTGCTTCTACACCGCGCAAGTGGAACAAACCTCTGAGACGTAACTTGTCGGGCGTGGTATAACGCCGAACTCAGTAAGTAGATTTCCTGTCTCTTCTGTGATATTATGCCGTTGACTTCTACGAGCGTCGTGAGGCGCCCAACTCCCTTGAGGGACTGCATGTCGAAGCCCGAGCCTATGGACGATGACGAGTTCCGCGGCATTGTCGACGCGGCCATTCGTGATGCTGTCTCCTTCGTGGATGGCGAGATTTCGTCAGAGCGTACGAAGGCGCTGGAATACTACAACGGAAAGCCCTTCGGGGATGAAGAGGAAGGCCGATCAAAGGTAGTAATTACCGAAGTAAGCGATACAATCGAAAGCATGATGCCCTCACTGTTGCGAGTTTTCTGTGCGCCTGAGAGAACGGTTGAGTTTATTCCTCAAGGACCGGAAGACGTTGCTACTGCTGAGCAAGCGTCAGATTACTGCAATTATGTCTTCAATCGCGACAATGGCGGCTTCTCCATCCTCAACACTTGGATAAAAGACGGCCTTTTGTCTAAGACAGGCATCGTCAAATTCTGGTGGGACGAGACCGAAAAGGTTGAAACGTCGGATTACACCGGTCTGGACGATCAGACCCTCATGGCCCTGATGCTTGATGTGGACGGGGACGAAGCAACCGCCATCACCGCACACCGGTCATATCAGGAAGAAGCCCCCGAACAGCCCCCTTCCATGGAAGGGCAAGGGGTAGCCATGACCGCGGCTTCCGGACAGCCGCAGATGGTCACTCTCCATGACGTGACGGTTGAGCGGCGGACGAAGTGCGGCCGGATCAAGATCGTTCCGGTCCCGCCCGAAGAATTCCTGATCGACCGCAACGCCCGAGATGAGGAAAACGCTGTCTTGGTCTCCCACCGCCGGGAAATGCCGGTGGGTGAGTTGATCTCTATGGGGTTCACCTGGGATGACCTTGAGGGGCTCAGCACTGGCGGGCAGGCGACCGACCTACAGACCAACCAAGAGGTAGTCGCGCGCCGGACGGAAACGGACGTGAACCGCACGGCGTCGCTTGATCCCGCTCAGCGCCCGGTGATGGTGTACGAAACATGGATGAGGATCGACCGCGACGGGGACGGTATCCCCGAGTTGCGGCGCCTGATCGTTGCCGGCCCTGGCTGCAAAATCCTCCGTGACGAACCGACAGACCATGTCCCGTTCGCGTGCTGGTGCCCGGTTCCGATGCCTCACACGTTCTTCGGGCGAAGTGTCGCTGACCTGACGATGGACATCCAGCGCATGAAGTCAGTCATCATGCGGCAGACGCTCGATAACCTTGTCCTGGCGAACCATCCCCGCATGGCGGTGGTGGAAGGGCAAGTCAACATGGATGACGTGCTCAACGCTGAGATGGGCGCCATCTACCGCATGAAGACGGCCGGCGCAGTCCAGCCGCTGGCGGTTCCATTCACCGCGGCTCAGTCCTTCCCGGTGCTCGACTACCTAGACACGGTCAAGGAGAGCCGCACGGGACTATCCCGCGCCTCCATGGGGCTCAATCCGGACAGCCTCCAGTCGACCACCAAGGCCGCGGTTTCGGCGACCATCAGCGCCGCACAGGGCAAGGTGGAGATGTTGGCCCGCCTGTTTGCCGAACAGGGCCTGAAGAAGCTGTTCCGCGGCATGCTCCGCCTTATCTGCAAGCATCAGGACCGTGAGCGCATGATCCGATTGAGGAACCAGTGGGTTCCCATCGATCCGCGCCACTGGAATGCGGAAATGGACTGCATCGTCAACGTCGGGCTGGGCAATGGCCGGGAAGAGGAAAAGCTTCAGGCCCTGATGATGGTGAAGCAGACGCAGGAAGGCATTATCCAGCAATACGGCCCGTCCAACCCCATGGTCAGCCTGCCGCAGTACAAGGCTACCCTGTCCGCAATCCTAGAGATTGCCGGCTATCGGGACAGCGGGAAGTTCTTCCTTGACCCGCCAGCCAACATGCCGCAGCAGCCCCCCGCGCCTGACCCCAAGATCGTTGAGGCGCAGACCAAGGCGCAGATCGCCATGCAGCAAGCGCAGGCATCGGCGGCGCTGGAGCAACAGAAGGCGCAACAGTCGGTGGAACTGGAGCGCTCTCGCCTAGAAAATGAAATGGCGATGCAGCGCTATCGCGTCGATCAGGAAATGATGCTCAAGCGTGAGCAATTCCAAGCGGAGTTGAGACTTCGTCAGTCCCAAATGATCGCGGAAGCTCAACTTGCGCAACAGGAGCAGATGCTTGACGCGCACACGAAGACGAACATGCAGCCGGTCCAGATGGGCGGGGAGGTGGGATGATGAAGGGGCTCTTGAGCATGGACGCTCCCAAGGCCGCGAAGAAGCTTGCGGCGATGGGACAGGGTGACGATAGCGTCCTCCTTCACGTTCAGCCCGATCAGGTGCCGGCTATCGCCAAGGCATTGGGCCATCCTGGCACGGTCAACCCGAATACCGGGCTGCTGGGCTTTTGGGAGCGCGGCGGAGACAGCCCCGGCGGCGGCGGTGGGGCTGGAGATGGCGGCGGCGGTGAGTCTGAAGGCGGCGGCCCCGGCGGTGGGTTCGGTGGAGGTTGGAACCGTTCCAGCACGGGTCTTTCTGATGCCGATCTGTCGGCCCTCGGGCTTGGCGGCTATTCCTTCGGCGGTTTCGGCCGGTCAACGCAGGATTTCACGCCGAATTCGCTTGGGTTCGGCGTTTTCGGCATGACGCCCGGCACGGTAGCCAGCCCCGACGGCCTGTTGGCGGGCGCCTACACCCGAGAGGCGGCGCTTGGCTGGAGCCCGTCGAAGGCCGCGCTTGACGCCCTTGGGACGATTACGGGGCTTCCGGCCGGGTTGGTGGCAACGCTGGCCGGATACCGTCCTGATGATTTCCAAGTCGTCGGCTCTCTCGGCAATATGGGGTTCACCAATGGCACTTCCGCTGATGCTGGCGGAATGGCTGGAGCCGGCGCTTCAGGTGGAGGCCCCGGCGGCGGCGCTGGCGGCTACGGCGGTGCGGATCGCGGGGCAAATGCGATGTCGTTTGCGGCGAATGCTACCGCTCCAGCCGCTGCCGCTCCGGCTTCTCCAGGCCGCCAGTACCAAGCCTACACAGGCGATCCCTACACATACGGCCAAGGCGGGGAACACCGGTTCTTCACCAACAACAGCCTGTCGGCCTATCGCCCAACGGCAGCAGCTCCGGCCCCTACGGCTGCCCCGGCGGGCGCTGCAACGCAGGGTGTTACGCCGCAGCAGCTTCAGCAGCTGCTTGCCTTGCTGAGTTCTGGCGGCACGGGGTACGGGCGATGAGCGAAAATCCGACCGCACGCGCGGCACAGGCCAAACGTATCCTTGAAGACGACATGTTCAAGGAGATGGTTTCCTCAATCGAGGCCAAAGCAATGGAGCAATGGCGTAGCTCTGAGCCGCATCAAGTGGAAGAGAGAGAGGACGCCTATCGCATGCTTCGCGCTATCGGTAACTTGCGCGAGGAGTTCAAGCGCGTTGTTACAGACGGCGCATTTGCACGCCGCAGAGAAGAGCGTAAGACTTGACGTGTAATCGCGTTAGTGCGATACATAAACATGCTGAGCGTCGTGAGGCGCCCTAGCCCCTAGATGGAGTTTTTCCATGTCCGACACCCCGAATGGGACCGGATTTTCTGTTGATGATGCCGTCGCATCGCTTCTGACCGGCCCGGCCGACACTCAGGAAGCCAGCGAGGCGCAGTCATCCGCCCATGTGGATGGCAATTCCGCTCCGACTGAACAAGAAGCCCCCGCGGCGACTGAACAGGCGGGGCAGACGGCCCGCGAAGAGACGACCGAAGAGAGCGGCCAAGAGGAGCCCGCAAGCGTCGAGAAAGTCCGGTTTAAACTGCCGGATGGACGCGACGTGGAGGCCACCCTTGAGGAGCTGTCCAAGTCCTATCTGATGCAGTCCGATTACACGAAGAAGACCCAAGAGCTTGCCACCCAGCGGAAGACGCTGGAGCAGACCACGGAGACGCTTCGTGTTGAACGAGCCCGTGAACTCCAGATTTTGAACCTCGCACAGCAGATGCTGGCGCAGCAGGTGCCCCCGGAGCCCGATTACACGCTGGCGTCGACCGACCCCACGGCGTTCGTCCAGCAAAAGGCCGCCCATGAGGCGGCAGTGCAGCGGCTCCGGGCGCTGAACGCCCATCAACAGCGCGTTGCCGAACAGGTCCAGGCTGGACAGGTCCAGAGCCTGCAACAGCACCTGACCAAAGAGGCGGAAGCGCTGGTTGAGCGCATCCCTGAGTGGAAGAACCCGGAAACGGCCAAGACCGAAAAGACCAAGCTGATTGAGTTCGGCCGGTCTGTCGGCTTCACGGATGCGGAGTTGCAGTCGGTCTATGACAGCCGCGCCGTTTCCGTGATGCGGGACGCGATGCTCTATCGCGAACTGATGGCGAAGCGGCCGGCTATCGAGGCCAAGCCCGCCCCGGCTTCAAAGGTGCTTCAGCCGGGCACGGCCCGCACGGGGAATTCAAGATCGACGGAGGCGGCGCGGGCTCATGCGCGTCTCGCTCAGACCGGCAGCGTTGATGACGCTGCCGCGGCTCTCCTCGTCCGCAAGGGATAACGAACATGGCTGTTCCGACTAACACCTCTCAGACCTACAACGTCACCACGATCCGTGAAGACATCTCGGACGTGGTCGACAAGGTCTCTCCGACCGAAACCCCGTTCTATTCCATGCTCGGCAAGAGCGGAAAGGCGGAGAACACCTATCACGAATGGTCGGAAGTCTCCCTGGACACCGCCACCGACAGCAACGAAGTGGTCGAAGGCGACGACCCCGGCGTTGATGCGGCAAACAACGCGGTTCGTCTCGGCAATTACTGCCAGCTTTCCGACAAGCAGGTTCAGGTGTCGAGCACCAACAACGCCGTCAGCGGCGTGGGTGACGTTCAGACGCTGGCTCAGCAGGTTGTCCTCAAGGGGCAGGCGCTGAAGCTGGACATGGAAAAGCAGATGCTTTCCAACAAGGCCGCCTCTGCCGGCTCGTCCAGCACGGCCCGTCGCTCGGCATCCTTCATCAGCTTCATCCGCACCAACGCCAGCCGCGGTTCTGGCGGTGCCGCCCCGACGCTGTCCGGCACCACGGCCGGCTATCCGAACGCGGCCCCGACCGATGGGACGCAGCGCACCTTCACGGAAACGCTGCTGAAGGCTGTTCTCCAGTCGATTTGGAGCAACGGCGGCAATGCCAAGTTCGCCTTCATGGGCGCCACGCAGAAGCAGACGGCGTCCACCTTCACCGGCAACGCGACCCGGTTCAAGGAAGCGGAAGACAAGAAGCTGACCGCGGCCATCGATGTCTATGTGTCGGACTTCGGCGAAATCCAGTTTGTGCCGTCCCGTCTCATGCGTTCGCGTGACGTTATCTGCGTCGATCCGAACATGGCGGCCATCGACTTCCTCCAGCCGATGAAACAGGTCGACCTCGCCAAGACCGGCCACAGCGACAAGAAGCTGATCAGCGTCGAATACGTGCTGAAGGTCCGCAACGAAAAGGCACACGGTCACGTCGCTGACCTGTCGTGATGACGCCTAGGGCGCTCCACACGGGGCGCCCTTCTCCCTTCCATGGAGCAAGAAGTCGATGGCCGACAAGACCGTGAAAATCCGCTGCATCTCCGACCGCAAGCCCTGGACCGATACCAAGGAACTCGCCAAGGGCGAAGTGGTGGAGGTTTCCGCCGAAGTGGCAGCTCTGCTGATCGACAGGGAGTTCGCCCAAGTCGTCGCGGACGATCACAACGCGCGTCTCGCCCAAACCGGCAGCGTCGATGACGCCGCTGCGGCTCTCATCGTCAGCAAGGGATAACGATCATGGCTGGCGTCTCAACGCGGGTGCATACCGGAGCCGATGGGACGCTGACCTTTGAGCGCGTCCAAGACTGCGATCCGATCTTGGACGCGAACAAGGCGCTTTAGAACGACGGGGACGGCTACAGCCCCTCCCGCGAACTGCGGCGTGTCGCTTCCATCCCGAACGTGCTCATCGAAAAGTGGCTGAACGAAGAGGGTATCAACTTCTTCAACCCGGACCACTGGCCGGCAATCCGCCGCAAGCTGAACAGCAACGAATATCTCTGGCTGCGCACTGCGCCGGGGCGGGTGTGACATGGCGTTGAACACGGTCTCCGAACTTGACGCCACGGCTGCGGACTACCTGAACCGCTCCGACCTGACCCCGATCATCCCGACTTTCCGGGCGTTGGCAGAGGTGCGCCTAAACCGCGAACTGCGCACCCGGTTCCAAGAGACGCAGGTTACGCTGTCGACCGTGGCGGGCACCGCAACCGTGCCGCTGCCGGACGACTATCTTGAGGCCCGCGGCTTGGTCCGGCTGACCGCGTCCCCGGCCGACCTGTCATACCGGACCCCTGCCAGCCTGTCGACGCTCTACGGCGCTAACTCGGGGATGCCGGCGGCCTATACCGTCATCGGGTCCAACATCAAGTTCGGCCCGGTGCCGGATGCCGTCTATTCGGTGGAGCTGACCTATCTGGCGAAGGTGCCGCCGCTGAGCGACGCGAACCCGACGAATTGGGTTCTGACCAACAGCCCGGACCTGTACATCTATGCCACGCTGCTGGAGAGCGCGCCCTACCTCAAGGAAGATGCGCGCCTCACGGTGTGGGGACAGCTTTACGACGCCGCGCTTGGCCGCGTGCAGCAGCAGGACGAGCGCGCACGATGGCCGTCCTCCCCTCTCAGCATTCAGGTGACGAAATGGTGAGCGTCGAAGCCTCTGCGCCTGCATGGGCGCGACGCATGGGGGATGACTTCAACGCGGAGCTTGAGCGGCTGCGATCCCAGCGCCGCAATGCCCCGGTGCCGCTGCCGTCGTTCAGCAAGGCCGATCTGCCGGCGGCGGGCTCGTATCCCTGCTGCATGATCTTCGTCCCCAACGAAGCGGGTGGGGCAACCCCTGCCTTCAGCGACGGAACCAATTGGCGGCGCGTCGCTGACCGCATCATCGTGTCTTAAGGGAGGGATGATGTACCCGTTTATTCCCGTTGGCGGCTCTGTCGATCTGGCCGCGTCCACCTCATCCGCCCGCGTTGCCCTCCCCACTGGCGACCCTGGCTCGCTCCGCATCACCAACCCCGGCAGCGTGACTGTCTATGTCACCTTCGGCGCCTCCACCGTCACCGCGACCACTGCGGCCGGCATGGACCTTCCGCCCGGCACGGTGGAGTCCTTCCGCGTGCCAACCGGCGCCACCCACCTTGCCGCCATCACCGCCAGCGGGACGGCGACCATCCGCCTGACGCCGGGGCAGGGCCTGTGAGACGCCAGCGTGGGCGGAACCGCATCGGGGGGTATCCGGCCGCGCTGTCGCTGGACTTCCTGAATGCGCCGCAGAGTGCCGCAAGCGCGTTGACCTTCACGCGCGCCAGCACGGGGACGTATTTCGACGCGGCCGGTGTGTTGCAGACGGCGGCCATCGACGTTCCGCGCTTCGATTACGACCCGGCGACACTCCAGCCGCGGGGGCTGCTGATCGAGGAGCAGCGGACGAACCTGCTGACATACAGTCAGGCGTTCGACAACGCGGCATGGACGAAGGGGACCGCGTCGGTAACCGCAAATGCGGTAACGGCCCCGGACGGCACCGCATCGGCCGACAAGTTCGTTGCATCGTCAAGCTCCGCCACGTCTCATTACTTGGCGCAACAATTCGCATCGTCGCCTGCCGATAACACGACTTATACCGTCTCGGTATATGCAAAGTCTGCGGAAATCACGAAGCTGCTTATCCAAGTCAGGGACAAGGCAGCAGGCTACGGCACTCAGACATTTGACCTGTCCGCTGTGTCTGCAACTGCCGGCGGCGCTGTCTCTTCTACGGGAAGTATTACGCCCATCAGATCGGGGTGGTATCGCTGCTCTGTGACTTGGTCTGTCGGAGCGGGAGTGTCTCTCTCGACTTTTGCCGCCGAAATCTTCCTGCTTAATTCTTCGGGCGCCGTCTCATTTGCCGGAGACGGTGTGTCCGGCCTGTATCTCTGGCAGGCGCAGGCGGAGGCTGGAGCATTCGCCACATCGCCGATCCCCACAACAACCGCAGCCGCCACCCGTTCCGCCGATATCTGCACGATGCCGCTGGCGAGTGTGGCGGGGTGGAATGGGAGCGAGGGGACAATCGTGGTGGATGCGAGCAGTCAGCTAACCGCCTATCGGCCGATTATCCAGATCGACGACGGCTCAGCCAACAACCGCCTTTACCTCGACCTGAACAGCGGAACTGTCCGCGCTGTGTCTACTGCGAGCGGCGCCAACCAGTGCCTTATCTCCCTGTCGACTATCTCAGCCGATGTTCGCTTCAGCGTCGCGGCGGCCTACGCGCTCAACAACTGTGCGGCGAGCATGAACGGCGCTCCGGCTGTGGTAGACGTGACTGCGGCTATGCCAACCACAACCACGCTGCGGATTGGGTACGATAGCGCGAATTTTCTCAACGGCTATATCCGCCGCCTGCGCCTCTACGGCAGGCGCCAGCCCGACGCGGTGCTGCAAGGAATGACCGCATGACTGATTTGATGCTGCGCTTCGACACGGAAGCCGCTGCCGCCGCGGTGCTGCCGATGTTCCGGGAAGACGGCCAATGGCTGACCGCATCGCACTACCACGGCCTATGCGTCATCGGCCCCGTCGTTGCCACGCCGGCCATGCTGGACGCATCCGGGGCCATCGTGGTGCCCGCCGTCATGGATGAGCGGTGGCACGCCAACCTGCGCCTGCTCGACCACCCGGACGAGGCGGCCATCGTCGCGGCCTGCGAGCCCTATTCCGTCAACCCGCCACACCCCGCCGTGGTGTGGGCATGACAGCCGAATTGTGAGGTAACGCCATGCCGAGCACCCCCACTCCCCGTCTTCGCGCTGAACTCCAGGCCCTTGGGGAAAACCTCAATACCTGGGGGGATGGCCGGCTGAACGCTGCGCTTACCCGGCTGGAGGAAGCGATTGCAGACGTTGTTCCCATCGTCATCACCGGCACGGCCTATGTCCTGACCAGCACGAACTATGTTGCGGATGAAGCCCGCGGCGCCGCCCTGCTTATCACCGGCACGCTGACCGGCAACACGACCATCACGGCCCCGACCGTCGAGAAGCTTTACCTGATCGACAACCGGACGACACAGGGCAGCTACAGCCTGACGATCAAGACGGCTGCCGGCACGGGCTACGCCCTGCGCCCCGGCCCGCAAAAGGTGTTCTGCGACGGCACGGACTTCGCCCGTGGGGAGCCGCGCCTTGATCAGGCGCCCTTGCCTGCCGCCCCGGTTGACATCAATGGTCAGCGGCTGGTGAACCTTTCGGCTCCTGCAAACGCCAGCGATGCCGCAACCAAGAAGTACGTCGACGACACGGCCTTTGCTGCGGCTGGCGGCAACCTTCCGGGGCAAGCCGGGAATACCGGCCGACTGCTGACAACGGACGGCAGCGTTGCAGGCTGGGGGCCGCGCTCGGTTGAACTGTATGGCGACTACTGGGGCGGCACGGCCGGCGGCACGGTGTCGACGCTGACTGCCACGACGGGTATAAGCCTCTCCAGCCTGATCGCTGGGGTGGTTGTCGGGGTTAGGATGGGGGGAGCGGCCAATCCTGGCCCGGCCACGCTGAATGTGGACGGTCTTGGGGCCAAGGCGATCCAGCGCAACGGATCGGCGCTCGTCGGCGGCGAACTGGCGGCCAATTCGGACGTGTGGTTTCAATACGACGGCGCCAGCTGGCGCATTCTCGGCGGATCGGTCGTCACGCTGGGCGCGATCAGCCTGCCAGTTGCCGCCAAGTCAGGAGCCTATACCGTCACGACGAGCGATGGCGGCAAACTGTTCGCCTGCACCGGCACCTTCACGCTGACCATGCCAAGCGCCACGTCTGCTACCAACGGCTTTACGATTGCCGTGAGCAACGTCGGAAGCGGCACGATCACGCTGAGCCCGAACGGCTCTGACACGGTCGCCAACCGGTCTGTGCTGACCGTGGCGCCGTCGGCCGGCATCCTGTGCGTGTCCAATGGCTCCAACGGATGGGCAGTCATCGGCGCCACGCTTACCAGCGCCACGGCATTGGACCCGACCCAAAAGGGCGCTGACATCACGCTGAGCAACAACAATCTGACCGCAGCCAGCACTACCGGGACTTGGGCGTCCGTGCGGGCCACGGCGCCGATCATCCAGGGCAAGTGGTATTTCGAACTGCGGGCGGATAACACCACCACGCCTGCAACCGCATATATCGGACTGGTTGGCTCAACAGTCACGATGACCGCTGTTGGCCTCGCGCTTAATGGCGCAAATTGTTGGTCGCTGACGGATAGCGGCACGAAGTCAGACAACGGCACCAGTACATCCAGTTGGTCTGCGGCATGGGGCGCATCTGCCAAAGTGGTCGGCGTGCATATCGACGCCACCAACCTTGCAAGCATCAAGGTCTGGTACAGCATCGACGGCGTGTTGCTCAATGGCGGCGATCCTGCCACCGGGGCAAATCCTGCCCACACGATCACTGGGAGCCCGACGCTTTACCCGGCGATCTCGGCCATCAGCAGCAAGCAGCTGACGACGCGATTTGCACAATCGTCGTGGTCCGGCACGCCTGTGCCCGGCTACAACCAACTTCCGTGAGGTCGATCATGCAGCTGTTTCAAAAGTACCCAGCCGGTGTCGATTGGGCCACGCACCGCAAGGCCGCCACCTACACTGATACGGAAGACCCGGAAAATGACCGGATCGTGCGGGTGTGGAACGTGGAGCCGACCCCCTACAGCGACCTTCGCGCGGCGGCATACCCCGATGCTGGCGACCAGCTTGACGCCATCATGAAGGGCTTCCGCGCGCTGCTGAATGCCGGCATCTCCCTGCCGACCGACACCGTCGCCTGGGTGGAGGCGTGCGAGGCGGTGAAGGCCGCGCATCCCAAGCCCTAATCGCGACAAAACTCCAGCCCGACCGGTGACGCATGCTGTCCAAAATCCCTTTCCAACCCGGCATCATCAAGGACGACACGCCGCTGTCGTCAGAGGGCGCGTGGATCGATGCGGATAAGGTGCGCTTCGTCCGAGGTAAGGCGCAGGTTATCGGCGGTTGGGAGACCCTGACCACGACGCAGGTCGATGGCATCTGTCGCGGGCTCCGCACATGGGCAAGCAATGACGGAGCGCTAAACGTCGGTCTCGGCACCCACACGAAGCTCTATGCCTACCGCGGCGGCGGCCTATACGACATCACGCCAACGGGGCTTGCTGCCGGGAATGCAGATGGCACGGGTGGCGCAGGCTTTGGGACGGGCGCCTATGGCGTCGGCACCTACAGCAGCCCATCGAGCGTGACGTTCTACCCGCGCACATGGACGATGGACAATTGGGGGCAGAACCTCGTTTCCTGTCCCCACGGCGGCGGGCTTTACGAATGGGCGCTCAACACCTCCAGCCCGGCGGCGCTCATTACGAACGCCCCGGCATCGGCGCAGGGACTGTTTGTCACGCCGGAGCGCATCCTTGTGGCCTATGGCGCCCATGACGGCACGGCAGTTGATCCGCTTTTGCTGAAGTGGAGCGATCAGGAAAACAACACGGTCTGGACATCAAGCGCCACCACGCAGGCGGGAGATTATCGCCTGTCGGCCGGATCGCGGATCGTCCGTGGCGTTGCGACGCGCGGACAGAACCTCATATGGACCGACTCAGCCCTCTACAGCATGCGCTACCTTGGCGATGCGCAGTTGGTCTTCAGTTTCACGCTGCTGGGCTCCGGCTGCGGCCTGATCGGTCCCAACGCCATGGCAGAGAAGGACGGGGCCGCATTCTGGCTTTCGTCGTCCGGACAGTTCTACGTCTACAACGGCGGGGCTCCTACCGTCATTCCATGCCCTGTTCGGAATTGGGTCATGGAAAATCTATCGCACGTTCAAGCCGACAAGATTTATGCGTCGGCCAATGCGGCATTCAATGAAATATGGTGGTTCTATCCTGACGCTCGGGATGGGAACGAAGTCAGCAGATATGTAGCGTTCAACTACGCTGAAAATCACTGGACCGTCGGGACGTGGAATAGAACTGCATGGCATGACGCAGGCATTATGCCTTATCCTGTTTCTGTCGACAAAAACGGCGTGATTTACTACCAAGAGCGGCTACATTCTGCGAATGGCGGCGCTATCGTTGCTTCGCTGGAGAGCGCCCCTGTTGACGTTGCCGATGGCGATAATCTGATGTACGTGAGCCAGATCGTTCCGGACTTCGAAGATTTGCAGGGGGCGGTGAACATCACCCTGAAGTCACGGCTTTATCCATCGGGGGCGGAGAGCGTCACCGCAGCGCAATCTGTGACCCCCGCAACGACCAAACTCGATACCAGGGTAACGGCCCGTCAGGTCGCGTTGCAGCTAGACAGCGCGTCTGCCCCTTCGTTCTGGCGTCTGGGGGCTATGCGGCTAGACATCCAGCCGACAGGGTCGCGCCGATGATCGATTGGAGCGCCCCCAAGCTTCAAAAAGCCCTGGACTACGCCGGCAACACGCACACGGTCGATGACGTGCGGGCGGCGGTGGCGTCGGGCCACATGCAGGCTTGGCCGGGCAAGCGCTCTGTAATGATCACGGAAGTGGTCCAGTACCCACAAGTCAAAGCCGTGCGCGTGTTCGCTGGATATGGCGACCTGAAAGAGCTTATCCAGATGGAAGCGGCTGCGGAGGCTTGGGCCAATTCAATTGGATGCACTAGGTTGGAGGGTTTTGGCCGTAATGGTTGGGCTAGAACCTTGCGTGACAAGGGATACCAAGCGCGCGTCTTCTGCTGGAGAACTATCAAAAGCTAGCAAATACTTCTAGATTGTGCTAGTGTTCGCCTCAACCAGCGTCGGACGACGCCGGCCTTCCCAGCGATGGAGACGCCACATGTCCGGCGGCGGCGGCAGCACTCAAACCGTTCAGCAGTCGGTTCCTGCGTATTTGCAGAACCAACACCAACAGAACTTGAGCGACGCCAACGCCGTCACAGGCATGGAGTATCAGCCGTACACCGGCCCCCGCATTGCCGGCTGGACGGGTGACCAGACGAACGCCTTCAACATGCTGCGTGGCTCCATCGGCTCTTGGCAGCCGACCATGAACACAGCGACGGCTGCCGCCTCTGGCATCGCATCGGGTCAGCAGGCAGTACCGCAGGTTCAGGCGCCATCGCAGACCTTCAACGCACAAAGCTACCTGTCGGCAAACCCCGACGTTGCCGCATGGGCGAAGGGAGAGGCTGCCGCAACTGGCAAATCCCTTGATGAGCTTGCCAATCAGCACTGGAATACGTTCGGCATGGCGGAGAACCGCCAAGGCGCGACGATGGCCGCTCAAGCGCCGCAGATCGACCGGGGCGCAATCCGCAACGTCACCGCCGGCAAGTTCACCGATGCTGATCTGAGCGCCTACGAGAACCCCTATACACAGTCGGTCATCGACACGACGCTAAACACCCTAAGCCGGCAGAATGACATTCTCCGGAACCAGTCCAACGCCAGAGCGGCGGCGGCGGGGGCGTTCGGCGGCTCACGTCAGGCTGTGATGAATTCGGAAGGCGACCGGAACTATCTGGATCAGGTCGCCAGCACCACGGCGCAGCTCAACAATCAGAAATTCGCTCAAGCACAGGCCGCCATTTCCGCCGATCAGACCCGCGCGCTTCAGGCAGACGCCGCCAACCAGGGCATGGACTGGAATACGGCCAATACGAACGCTGGATACGATTGGAACGCGAGCGCCTTGAACGCCAATCAGGGCATGCAGGCGGCGCTTGCGAACCAGTCCGCGGGTTTGCAGGGCACCGGCCAGCAACTGACCGCGGCTCAGCTTCTGGCAGCCTTGGGCGGTCAGGGGCGAGCTATGCGGGAAATTGGGTGACGGGCGGGTCAGGCGGCGTTCTGTGACGCGGTGTCGGTGACCTCGATGCCGTC